GCCAGGAGTCCCACCCGGTGAAGGGTACATTAAGAACGTAAAGTTCCTCACTGGGAGCCTGTTTTGAAACGGTAGAATACTGTGGTATGACCCCCACAGCCCGACATTTACACAGTGCGGTTCTGATTCTCGAGTCCGCGGGGTCGACACCCCCCGAAGGCCACTACAGGGCCCCTCTGCGGTTTAACGACGACTAGTTGAAAAACCTAGTCGACGGTGTTAAGGTCAGTACTCCGACTGACCCAGGTGGATTGGGCAGGGCCGCGAGTGCGGCGCTGGTTTCGCCGCACCTTAGGCCGCGGGGTTGCGGCTGCCGTGGGGGGGCGAGGTATGGTTGTGGCGGGTGGACGGCGCCGTGGGCGTGGGGCGCGGACGGGCACGCCTTCGGCGGCGGCGATACGCCGCACGACTTGTTTGGCCTCGGCATTGATAGCCGCACGCTCCTCGCGCGGTTTTGAGCGGAAACTCTGGGTGACGGCGTTGAGTCCGCTAATAGCGGTGCCGATGCCGGTGGCAATCGGATGACCCGAAGCTTTGAGGAGGGGGGCGAGGTAATCCGCGCCGGTCTGCATGATGTCCGCAAACCAGCCGCCGCCGTCATTTTCGCCGACCATGACACCAGGCGGGAGATGGCGCATGACCTCAGACACCCACTGAAGAGCCTTCGGATCGTAGGTGGGGGACGGACGGGCAAGGACCACCAGATCGAGGTCGAGGCTCGTAGGGAAACGCTCGACGTACGCATTCCAGTTAATAGTGAGGGTGGTGGAAGGAGACAGGCCGGTGTACCAGGCGCCGGACACGTCGAACTCAGACCAGAAGAGTTGGGGAGAAACGCGATAGGCACCAACGACACCGGCGACGGTGGCGATTAAATTGACTGGCACCGTTGTTTGGGTGATGTCTTGTGGGCTGACGAAATAGTAAGACGGCAAAGTGAACGTTTGGCCGTTGGTAGGTATGTTAACGTCATGGAGGCCGTGAGTTTGGTAAGAACCGTATTTAGCTTCCCATTGGCGCGATCCCTTGAGCAGGAGCGCGGCGGCAGGCGAAATAGGTGGCACAGGGGTGAAGATCATATCGGCCACATTAGTTGTGCCGACGGTGCCGGTGCCGCTAAGAACTGATTGAAGCGACGCGATGTTAATGGACGACTTATAGGCGTTGTTGTCGAGAGGCTGTCGATAAACAAGCACGGACCCCTGTAAGTTGAGTTCAGAGGTGGTGTTGTGGACCTCAACGCCCGAGCCGAAAATGCGACTGGCGCCGCGGTTGTAACGCGGATCCAGGACGAGATGTTGCATTGATATGCCGGTTCCAGGTGCAAATGGCGATCCGTTGGTGCCGGAAGGCTGGGAGTGGATGTTAATGCCCACAAGGCCAAGGCCAGATGAGTTGCTAGTGAGAGCGGCGAGATTGTAGTTGTAATTGGGCGGCGCACCGGAAGTCTGGGCGAACTGAAGCTGGCCAAAGCCGCCGGAGTTGGTGCCAAACGGGTCGGCGGTGGAGTTGTAATAGGGAGAGTTGAAAATATGGCAATCCCAGTTGCCGGTGGTACCGGCAGGCGCGCTGATGGTGAGAGTTTGTTTGACGCACTGCATGACCGACGCGGAGGTCGTGAGGTCTGGCCAGCCCATTGGGTCGAGCTCGCTGTCGTGGAAAGGATCGACGCAAGCAACAATAGAATCGACGGAAGTGGGCTCGATGCCCATGCGTTCGGAAAGACGGCGCATGATAGCGTCGTTACGGCCGGTTCGGTTCATTGTGGGTAATAGATATGGAAGCAGTAGCAGATGGAGCTGGTGGTGTGGCGCAGGAAGCAATAAGCTTTGCAAGCGCAGAGATGAGACGGAGTATAGGGTTGGTTGTGGCAGGCGCCAAAGAGGGCGAGGCCGGAGGAGGAATTTCTGAAGTAAATATGGGAGGGGGACGAATGCGCTTAATTGTGAAGGCGGTGGGTTTATGCCGCCAGGCTGTGCAAGAGATGCGGTCGCCAATCCGCAGTGATAGCGTGTCTCAGGTGGCGCGGTAATCGTGATAAGCCTCATAAACTATAGGGGCGACGTCTCGCTCGACGATCGATAAGATTTCGTTCATCGGCATTTCAGCGGGAAGAGAGGAGACGTTGGGCAATAGGGCAGAAAAACGCAGTTCGTCGCTAGGGAAAAGTCGGTAGCGGCGGGAGAACCAAGCCCATGTCTCGGGGGTTTGTGTGATTGTGACTCGCCGTGACCCGACGTAGGAAACGCGTGCGTCGTGCTTGCGCGGGTCGCGAGCGACGCAATCGCGGGTGAGCTCAATATGGCGGGCAAGGAAAGGGCCCACGTACGGGAGAAAAAAAGCGTCGCTGAGGCCCAGCGCGCTGCCACGTACATAATCCAAGTAACGACGGGGCTGCGGGGGGATATTCATCCAACCGAAGCGGGCGAGAATACGCCCAGGCTTAGGGGCGAGCACGGTTTGGGGCACCCCATCAACGCAGGCCGGCACGAAGAAAGCGCTAAGGAAGGAGGCGTCATCGATGCCGCAGGCGGGCTCATACTCAGGTTGAAAGCCTAGGGAGCGCTCGATAGCGAGATCCGGAGGAGGAGAGCCAGGAAGAGTGAGGGTGAGGCTGTCGTCACCGCCAACGATTGCGGCGAAGCGTTGGGAGTATGGCGGGGCGGGCGCAGCTTCCGGGGCGAAGACATAGACCTTAAGAAGGCCGTTGTCGACAGTGTTAAAATCGGTCGTGGTGGTGTCGCCAGACTTGACGTCGATCTTGCCCACATATGACCCGCCGGACGCAGTGCGACCATAAGTCGAAAAATTGTCCTTGACGCGTTGGAGGTAATCGGGGTCGGCACGAAACCGAAAAGCGACGTAGAGGGCGGCACTTTGGGCCTCCTCAGACATGGTGGTGTCGAAGAGGGCGTAATCCTCAGGGAAAACTTGAAGCAAGTGTCGCCTTGAGTCAGCCCACGCGCCGATTTGGCACCCGTTGAGACCGGGGGCGTAGGTGACGAAATGGTCAACGGTCCAGCTGGCGCGCATCTGACGCGAAAACCGGGCGGTGTGAGGGCCGTTGAGGGCGTTGAGAAGCGCGTGGGCTGCCTGAATACCACGTGGCTTGCCATCTTTATGGCTCTTCTCGCGCTTGACGAAGGCGGAGTGGCGGTAAACGCGATGCCAGTTAACATAATTGCCAGCAGCATACTCGTCAGCAGCAAGAAATAAAAGAGCGCGAGTGGCGGCAGGGAATTTCATGGCCCAAACGCGAAGCTCGGCGACCTGGTCGACCGCAGGCAGGGTAGCAGGACTGTTGGGGAAAAGGCTGACGAAGCAGCGGTCGAGCCAGCTCATAAACCGGTCGTACGCGCCGGGAGCAGGCGGGTCCACCGCGCGCAAGATGCGGAGGCGGAGAAAAGCGAGTTCATTGTGCCAGTTGCTGCAGTATGAGTAAGGGACGCAGGGCGCGAAAATGATACCGACGCACTGAATGGTGGGCCCCAACTTGAAATCGCGGCGAGGGGCTGGCGGAGGGCGGACTCGCAGCGGCACGGTTGACGCGGGCAACAAAGTACGCGTGTTAATGCCGCTGACGTAATGGGTAGCAATATGGCGGATCTGCTCGACATCAGCACGGGGGCCGGGCGCGTACGTGAGTATGGGGGCGAGCGCGCGCACGCGACGACGGCTATAGTAGTAATAAGCGAAGCCAGCGGCGCCAATGGCGCAGGCGAGTGGAACGTCCCACGTGGCAGTGGGACTGTAAGCGGCAACGTGAGTAGGGTACAAAAACGTAAGGGCCATTAAAAGCCCAGCGACGGACATGTGCGCGAAAACGCCAGAGAAAAACCAAGCCCACGCGAGCAGAGTGACGGTCCAGTTCAAGGCAGCCCAAGGGCTGAGCGCCATGAAACCGACGGTCAACAGAATGGCGGAGGTGAGGGGTCCGACAAATCGTGGTATGGCGTGGAGGCGAGGCAAAGTCAGAGCATGGGCTAACCGATCGTAAGCATAGCCAGCGGTGGACGTGTGGGCTAACACGACCGCAGCCTCACGGTCAGCGTGTAGAGTGAAGGCGACAGCGGCGCTGAGAATTATGGCCAGCGGTTTATGCCGAGCGGGTATGTCGCTGTTGCGGACGTGTTGCCGCGCGTTGTTGATAAGCGTATGGAAGTTAGCAGCTGTGCGCGGCTTGCCGACGATCTCACTGGCCAGGGTGGACACGAGCGTCTTGGGTACGCAAACGGGCTCGGGGGCATCAGGACTCTGCAGCCAGAGTAAAGGCCCGGCCGAGCGATAGGTGTGGGCAGGCAGCTCGAGCCGGTCCCAAAGGCTGCGCTCGGTGATGACGGCCGAAGGTTCGGCAAACCCGAGCGGCCCGTAATGTGTCGCGTCGACGACCGCGACAGCGAATCCAACAGGAGGGGGAATGTCGCGGGGAGGGGTGACGGATACAGTGAAACAGAAGAGCAGAAGGTCGCCGGAACGGGCGACGATGGTCCACTCAAGTGTGCGGCCGTCGCCAAGGTCGCGCTGCTGCGAGTCTAACCACTCGAGCGGCGCGCTGAGGTCGCGGCGCCCGGTTTGTGTGTTATGGATGGTGTACTCTCCATTGGGATGGGCGGAGTATTTGATCTCGCCCGTGTGCCAGACACCGTCAGGGGCATTAGGGAGTTCGGCGAAAGCGTAATACGCGCACCGTTGAGTCGAGGCGGCGATGTTGGCAATTTCAACGGGCGTCTGGTAGTGGAGCATAGTGGTCGTGAAGGCATAAGAATGCAGCTCACAACCGCAACGCGCGGGCTCATGGGCGCATGTTAATTGGTACGGCCGGTGGGCGTTACGGGCGCTGTCCCCAGCGGCCAGCGTAAGGCGGCAGTTGGGAACAAGGCGCTGTCCGCCGTGGCCGTAGCACAAGGGGCGGAGGGCGGCGGCGGGGAGCGCCGCAGCCAGCGCCGTTTCGCTATACTCGCGGATAGGGTTGACTCCGGGCGTGGCGGCGGTACGGTGTCGAACACGCAGTCGGGACCGCTGCTGGAGAACACCGGCCAGCCAGTCATTAATGGGCTGTGCGTGTTGATATTCGCCGTCGACCTTAAGGTCGTCTTGAAGGGCGCGAGGCCAATCGACGACAGGTACGTAGACCTCGGGCTCGGGGGCAGGGCCGGCGGCGGCGGCACCAAAGGCACCCTCTACAGGTGGAAGAGGGGCAAGTGGGGGCACGTAGGGAGGGGGCTGCGCAGGTGGTGCGACGGGCGGCGCAAACGGGTCCATGGCGGCATCGCGACGCCGGGCACGAAGGGCGAGAGCGTCGCGGTGCATGGAATGGGCTTCCCAAACCGTGGTGACAACGGCGGCGGGGGTGTCGGCAAGTCGTTGGTGCACAAGGCCCGCAAACTGCAGCTGTCGCATGCGAGGCGCGCTCAAAAGCTGAAAAAGCCAGTGGGCGATGGTGCCAGGAAGTTGGTCGCGGCGGCAGAAGGGGCAGCGTAAGTGTGGTATGCTACCAGCGCCATGGCAAAAGGAATGGGAGGCAGCTTGGCAGCAGTGGGATACGTGTGTGGTGGGCAGCGCGCAAATAGCGCAATCAGCGGGCGCCGGTCGCTGGAGCTGTTGGGGCGGTGGCTCAATTTCGGCAATGGGAACAGCACGATCGGGACCTAGCTCAGCCGCGACCAATGGTGCGGCGTCTGCTGCGGGGGCGGCGGCAAGCGGCTCGCCAGCGAAGTAGGGACTTGCTGGGTCTGCCGGGGCGGCGGCCTCCTGAGGCGAGAAGGGTTGTTCATTGATGGAATTGGCAGGCGGAATTGAAGCAGAAAGTGGATGGGTGTCAGGTGAAGTGGGGCAGTACGACGGGGAAGTGGGGCAGTATTCAGGGCTTAACTGTTTTGCATCTCCGTCAGCGTCATGTGTTGCACCAAGGAGTTGTTGGGGACGTCGTACACGCTCGGCAAACGAATCGGGCCGAAGGACGAGAGGTGGTGGTACGAGTCGACCGCCCGGCGCTTCTTTGAAGTCGTCGGGCTGTGGGGATAGTCCGCGACTATCGCCACTAGGTCGCAAGTCGTCCACTGTTCGCTGTAAGTGACCGACGAAGCGCGTGAGTTCGTGCGGGCCCCGGAGAGCGACGGTTGCTGCCGCACGCCGAATTCGATACTCAAGGCTGGGGGCGCGATGCGCAGGCGCTCCAGCCACTGGCTGAGTTCGTTGGGACATGACATATTCTAGCGCAATCCTCGCTAGTATGTCGAATTGTGGAGTGTGGAAAGGGAGCTGCTTCAAGGCTCGGGAG